CTTCACCCGTAGCGGCACGCTGTTCCGCCATGAATTGGCGATAGTCATTTTGCAGAGCAATGATTTCTGCCGGGTCAACGCCGGGGGGAATCAACAGGCAGTTGCCTTCTTCGCGCGTGATGAAGTTGGCAAACTCAAGCCGCGCCATCATTTGGCGTCCCTTCTCCGCGCTGAACAGGGGAGTGATAAAGGACTTGGTGACCTTCTTTTTGCCTGCTTTCTTTGCCTTTGCGACGTCAACAGCCAGAACCTTTCCAGCCGCTTCGCCGTGCTCTTTCACACGGTCTACAGCGGCGTCAACGGCAACAGAACCCTCTCTAACAAGCGTCTGAACGTCGTGATTTGCCTGGCTGAATGCCAGTAGCTTATCGACCGTTGAGCGGCTCTTGCCGACCAGGGCGGCAATCTCGTCCGGCGACAGATTAAAACCTGCCAGCTCCCTTACTACCTGCGATTGCTCGTATGGGGTGAGGGCTAACTGGCTGTTGCTGTTCATGATGCGGGCTATGCGCTCGACATCACTGCCAATGAAAGGAATAATGGCTATCCACTCGACGGGCTTACCAGTGTCACGACAGCGTGAATAGGCGCGGTGGCGTCGGTGTCCCTCTACAATCCACACACCACCATCATCGCGGGGTCTAACTTCCAGTGGCGGAACCGGCTTACCGTGCGAAAGGTGATTAAATAAATCATCGTCCGCCGCCTGAGTGCGTTCATCATCTACGCGTTTATTGAAGCCATCCTGAACGTGGATGTCGTCCAGCCTGATGAACATGCCGGAGTCGGTGCGCTTGAGCGTCCCGTTATTCTTCATCTGCTTAAATGAGTTAGCCATTGGTTTTCCTGCCGATTTAATCAAGGTTGTGAAATTTAGGCGTAGATAAGCCTTAGCCCTGAATGGCAGGGCTATGTTTTATAGAGGCCAGCTCAGAACGGAATATCGTCATCGAAGTCAGGCTCAGCCTGCGCTGCCTGATGCTGCTGGGCGGCCTGTTGCAAACGAGACTGAGGAACGTTGCTTTGTCCGTTATTGATCATGGAGCGCTGTTGTTGGCCTGAGAATTGGTTGTCATTGGCAACGCGTTCGTCTTTGTCTTTCAGCACTGCCAGTAGCTTGTCGACTGCTTCCGCCGGTGCGTTGTCTATGGCTTCTTTATAGGTTTTGCCAGTATTGGCGCTGAAGGCTTGCTTGGGATCGAGCTTATAGCCGTCGCTACCGTCGTTCTTGGTGTAGAGCACCTTTTGGAGAACAAGACCAATAGACTTGCCCTCCAGCTCTTTGCTGTGAAGCTCTACCTCGCCTTCGCCATTTACAATTTCGGTAGCGTTAAGTTGTTTAACTTTGGTCAGGCCCATAATGGCGTTGATCAACGCGGTGCCGTGTTTCAATGGCTGACCTTCGCGCCCTACAAAGTTGATACGTAGATAGTTGATTTTTCCGACATCCGAGTCGATGCAGAACTCCATGGCTTCAGACTGAGAATCACGACCGCAGGTGAAAATGGCAGAGCTGATAATGCCGGTATAAGCACCGGTTTCTGATGCGCCGCCAGCGCCGGCAGTGCGGGCAGATTCATCGTTGAAGGTGAATTTAGGTTGCATGGTGTACTCCGTGATTAAAGTTCGTAGTAGCTCCGAATGGCCGCATCAACGGCATTCAGGTCATTAGGGATTTGGAAGTTATCGAAGAGCCCTATGGGGGATTTCACCGGGTCGGTGCCGTCTGATTGGGTGGTGAAGTAGTAACGGCCATCGGTGACAGCGGTCCGAAGGGCAATGGTGAACATGCCTTCAACGGTTATTTTTTCATCAAGCATTTTGCCGATGGTTTTCATCTTCACGCGACCGGCTTGCGTCTCCTCGGTATGTGAGAGGAAATAAACAATCAAATCCTCTTCGGCCAGTTGGGCGGCCTTTACAACATCCCAGGCACCGCCGCCGATTTCGGTAAACTTCTCGAACGATTTTTCGCTGCGACGGCGCATGAACTGGTTGCCCATCACGTACTGAAAATCGTCGACCACTACATACTTACGCTTTGCACGCCGGGCAAAATTAATGATAGTCACGATGTCAGCGGCCAGGTCGGTGTGGAAAACGTTGCCAGTTCTGGCCGTGAAGTCTCTTGCCTGCCATTCTTTTGATTTGAATGGCAATCGCTTGTTTTCCGGGTTGATGAGAAACCCCTCTTCGGGGTTTAAGTTCATCATGCTGGCGGACTTACCCGAACCAGAGTCACCCAGAATTAATACCGGAATACCCATCAACCACCCCCACAAAGCCAATGCTTGGCGGTAAACAGGATGTCTTCGTCGTCACTGTTACCAACAAGCCAGCGGAGATAGCCGGGGTCTGTCTCTGCCACCTCTCCGAACGTCAGCCCCTTATGCTTGCCAAATCGCAATGCATGCAGCAGTGAAGGGCGCACGGTGATATCGCGCATCTGCGCTACGTTCCACTGGGCGATGCCGTTCATGTAGAGCAGGTTGGTTGCCGTGACGTAACAGTCATAGAGCGCACGGTGAGCATGGAGACCTTCCGGCACGTCCGGGTTCAACCCGAAGCGGTAGCGCAGGTACTGATTGCCGTGCTTTTCCTCCGGCCACAACTTACGCGCCAGTTTCATCGTGCAAATCCACGGCGCGGTAATTTGCGGCAGCTTTGCGCGGTCAAATGCGGCGTTGTGGGCAACGTAAACGTCAGCCCCCAGATAGCGGCCTATCACGTCGTCAATCAGCGGAGCGTTAGCGACCATCTCTTCGGTGATGTGATGAATAGCCATTGCTTCAAACCCAATAGGCTCAGGAGGCTGCACAAAGTCGCTTATAGGGTTACAAATCACACCATCAACAATATCGACGCTGGCGATTTCAACGATGCCGCCTTCGAATGATGTGGTTTCAGTGTCTATCACTCTAAAAATCATGGGAAGATTTACTCCGGGTAGTGGTTGCATCAGCCGCCGCGTTGAGTTGCGCCAACAGATGAGCGATGCGCTCAAGGTCTTCGGGGCTGTAGTGGTTACGTAGACAGATGGAAAGGATGTGAAGGTCGGTAGCACATTGCCGCCGGGTAAGGCCGTCGGTGCTTAGCTCCATACCACCCCCAGCGCCAGCATGCCGATAATGAAGATGAGGGAATAAAACACCCACCCATCCGACGGGGTTTGAGTTTGCCCATGATTGTTGATGTCGGCCCCGGTGACCCGGTGCACGTATTGACCGTTGTTCAGCATGCGCGCCTCCGCTGCATTGCCTGTTGCTTGCGTTGAAGCTCAGCAATTGCCAGGTTGATGTCGTAACTCTTGGCGCAGGTGTCGGCACAGACAAGGAAGTAGGTTTTATTGTCCCTGCCAAGGCGGTAATCGAAACGTATTTCCGCAACTCTTGCGAATTCGGTTTCGCTGCGTGACTTTCCGCAGTGGGGGCAACGCACCAGGCATGCAGGTGCCGCCACATCAATCGTGGTTTCCATTTAAATGTCCTCTCGGAATTAGAAAGTTACATGGGTAAGGGCGCTGACAGGTAACGCCCTTAGTGATGTGAAAAAGATTGCCCTGACTGGCAGGGCAAAGGGGGGCTACGAGGTGTTATAGGTGCCCGGACTGTCTTTAACCACATCAGGCGGCAGTGGTTCTCGTTGTACCCCTACAGCGAGAAATCGGATAAACTTCAATCACCCCTACAGTAACGAGATATTAGAATGGACTTTATGTCAGGCGTTGCCGCCGCAAAACAGGCGTACGATTTACTAAAGGTAATCAAGGATTCCCGTGACCAGGCCATAATTTCTGGAGCCATTGGCGATTTGCATGGGAAGATTACTGAGTTACAAATGCTTAATGCGGAGCTCTCTGGCCTTTATCAGTCCGAGAGAGAGGTCACAGTGAAGCTTCGAGAAGAAAAGGCAAAAGTCGAGATGTTTGCTGTGCAGTCCGCCAACTATGAACCTCACACCACTGAAGGTGGCTCGACTGTGTATCTCTCTAAGATTACGGCCGATGATGATGTTAAGCCTCACTACCTTTGTGCTCACTGCTACCAGCATCGAATAATATCGATACTTCAACCGGCACAGCATAAAAGTCAATTTCATATGCTCTATTGTCCAGGGTGCAAAAATGAATATCGAGAAAAGCGGATGATTCCTAACTACGACGGGCTAGGATCACTCATCGGGTGATAAAACGCAGTCCTAATGATTAGCCCCGCAGGGCGTGGTGGGGTTATTCGTCGTTCTGGCAAACGCATTCGCTTAATTTGACTGCCAAGCCAGCAATATCACTTGCCACATTGAAGTTTGCCTCTAGGTTACTTTTTAATAAGTCGACAAAGGTTCTTGTGAGCAAGGCCATTTCTACCTTTCTGATGTTTTCGGTGTCGAATGTGCAGTTCAGCTCTGGGCCGTCACCGTCGTCATGAATAGTGATTGTGATTGTTAATTTCTCTGTCATGTTTTCCTCTGCTGTGTACCCCCGGCGTACCGGGGGACTGTCGGTTAGAAATTCCAGACCACGCCTTTCAGGTCTTTGGCGATCTGGCGTGCTTCTGCTTTGCCAGAAACCGGCTTCGTTACCTTGGTGCTGATGCCGTATTTCGGGGCATGGGTAATTTCTACAAACTTTGTGCTGCGGGACGCCAAGTAGCGAACCTGTGGAAAATTGCTCATCGTGTTACTCCTCAGTGGTCTTAATGAAGCGCCCCACAGGACGCTTGATAAGTTCACTCTCTCCCTAAAGAACGTTACAGGTCGGTCCCTCTCGGGGTCTGTGGGTGATTACGTCGCTCACCTGATGCGTTTGCTTATTTGGCTTCCTGCCATTTCCCGGTGGTTTGGGGTGACGTTGTTGCTGTCGATGGAGTGATGATAGCTAGGGCGATAACCCCAGTCAATCGCTTTGGTGATATTTTCAATCGA